TTTTTGGGTACGGATAATAGATGGTATGAAGTTAAGGCTTTGGTTGAAGATAGAGTTTTTATTGAAGACCCAACAAAAGTATCTGACGTTCCGGGAATTAAGGTTGGAACATATATTACAACTAATAATAGATTTATAAGTGAATTTACACCAGAAGGATTTTTGAAAATGACTTTTGGTAATGGTAGTCAAAGTGCTGACGAACAATTAAGAGAATTCGCAAGAAATGGTTATGTTCTTAATTTGGAGAAGTATTCAAACAATATGGGATTGGGTGCAACACTTAAAGCAAATACAACATTATTTGTTCAATACAGAACGGGAGGAGGAACAAATTCAAACGTAGGTGTTAATGTTATAACTCAAGTTGGGACTGTTGATTTCGCGGTTAATGGTCCTTCAGATACAATTAATACTTCTGTAATTAATTCATTAAGATGTACTAACCCTATTGCGGCTATTGGAGGTGCAAATCCACCAACGGTTGAGGAGGTTAGAAATATGGTCTCATTTAACTTTGCGGCACAAAACAGAGCGGTAACTATTGAAGATTATAATTCATTATTAAAAACGATGCCTTCACAGTTTGGAGCTCCGGCTAAAGCATCAATAACGGAAGAAAATAATAAAATTAAAGTCCAATTGTTGTCTTACGACTCAACAGGTGCTTTAACTGAGATTGTATCAAATACATTGAAATCAAATATTGCAAATTATTTATCAAACTATAGAATGATAAATGATTATATTTCTGTTGAAACTGCAAATGTAATTGATTTATCTTTGGATTTGAGTGTTGTTTTAGATTCAACACAAAACCAAGGTTCTGTTGTTACGGATATTATTAATACAGTTACAAATTATTTTGTACCAACAAATAGACAAATGGGTCAGAATGTGAATTTGTCTGAATTAAAAAGACAAATACAAGCCTTGAATGGTGTTTTATCAATATCCGATGTTAGTGTTTTTAATAAAGTGGGAGGACAATATTCTTCTTCACAAACATCACAAAGATACTCTGATAGTACGACTAAAAAGATTGAGTTGGTTGATGATACGATTTTCGCTGAACCATCACAAATTTATCAAGTTAGATTCCCTAATAAAGATATTAACGTAAGAGTTAAGAATTTAAGTACTGTTAATTTCTCATAATTTATTTTGATAGGTAATAATCTATATTTTGAAAATAGACAATAAACTATTTATCAAAAAAAGATATTAATGTCAAATTCATTCCGTATAAGAACCGAAGTTGGTGTAGACAAAGCAATACAGGTTAAACTAGAACAAGAATATGATTTTTTGGAGATATTATCTCTAAAAATATTACCAAACCAAATATATACAAGAAGTTGTGCTAATTATGGAGTGATTGTTGGTCGTGTTAGTGTTAACAATGGTTTCGGTGTTCCAAATGCAAAAGTTTCAGTTTTTATACCTTTAATGACTGAGGATGAAAACAATCCTTATATTACCTCAATTTATCCTTATAAGACGCCAAACGATATTAATGATGATGGGTATCAATATAATTTATTACCTTATACAGCGTCTTATAACGGACACGTACCAACAGGTACTTTCCCAACAAGAGAAGATGTTTTAGTTGACCCAAATGTTGCGGAAATTTATGACAAGTATTACAAATTTACAGTTCAAACAAATGATAGTGGTGACTTTATGATTTTTGGTGTTCCAACCGGAACACATACGTTGGTAATGAATGTTGATTTATCCGATATAGGTCAATTTTCTTTATCACCACAAGATTTAATCAGAATGGGTAGAGGAAATCCGGCACAATTTGATGGTCCTTATTTTAAGTCTTCACCAAATTTTGCGGGGTTACCACAAATTGTTGTGATGCAAAAAACAATTGAGGTTCAACCACTTTGGGGACAACCTGAATTGTGTATATTGGGTGTCAATCGTTCTGATTTTGATTTGGGTACTCAAGGTATTAAAATAGAACCAACGTCAATATTCATGGGTTCTGTTTACTCGGATAACGATGATAATGCATTGGCGAGAAATTGTAAGCCGAGTCAAAGTTCGGGTAATATATGTAATTTTATTGCCGGACCTGGCGAAATATTGGCTATTAGACAAACAATATATAGAGATAATTTGGGAAGACCTCTGTTGGAACAATATAGTTTAGATAATGGTGGTAAAGTAATTGATAGTGACGGTGCTTGGTTATTGGACTTACCAATGAACTTGGACTATGTGTATACAAATGAGTTTGGTGAAAACATTATTTCATTAAACCCAAAAATTGGTATACCAACAAAAGGAAAATATAGGTTCAAAATAAAATGGGAGCAACCAAATTCTTTAAGTACCCCTATCAGACGTGCTAGCTTTTTAGTACCAAATATTAAAGAATGGGGTTGGGGTGCTGGTGACCCAAATAACGACCCTTTAACAGGAGAACAAGTTGATAAAATACCTTGTTCTTATAATTTAGTAGACCCAAAAACATTGAGTGTTGATTTTAGATTAGCAAATTCATCTTATGCGTTTAGTACTGATTGGGATGCTTATGGTGTTACGGGAACAACTCTCGGTAACGCAATGATAAGGGAAGCAATCAATTGTGAAGATAGATTTTATGAATTCCAATTCAATAAAGTTTATACTATTTCACAATTAATGACGGAATATAGAAAAGGTTTTGCAAAAAGAAGAATAATCGGAATTAAATATTCTGATAATAAAGATTGTGAAGCTTTAGTAAATAAATTCCCTTCAAATGATGCACAGTATAGATTTGATTTTCTTTATATATTATTTCAGTTTATACTTATAGTTTTAGTAAATGCTTTATTAGAACTTGTTGTAATAGTTCACCTTGTTTATGTAATTTTATATTACTATTTAGGTTTGTTGTATCTTGTAAAGACTTTTGTTTGTGATTTGAGTAATGTTGAAATTTTAGGTACAAAAATCTTGAGTAAGATATTAAAAAAACCATGTGAGGGTCTTACTGAAATGTATAATAAATTTAAAAATTTTCTTAAAACAACAAGACCTAAATTGCCTAATATATTATATCCGTCTTGTCAAATATGTGAATGTAATAATGATAACCCAGATGAAGAAAATTCTAATATTAGTACCGCCTCTTTAGGTAACGCGACAAATTCCTTAATTTCTGATAATCCTGGTAACTCCCCAATGTCAGATTTTACTGCACCGGTTAATTATACTTGTAGCTCAACTTATAATACAGAAGTGGCACAAGAATTAGCGGGATATCCTGTTGATAATCCGGCTGAAAGATATGTTAGAACTGCTGCATATACTCTTTTAGATAATGGAAATACAATGTTTTCATCAAATTTAACATTACCTGAAAGATTAAATTTATTTAACACAAAAGGTAAATATTTTGATTCAACTGTAGCTCCTGGTGGTGGTGTTAATAAAGTAAAAGTTACATTTAATAGTGATGACCCATTCAATAGTGGTAAGTTTCACTACGATAATGTAATTGTCATGGTAATTGATACTGCAAATGCTGGTTCTTTTGATAAAGGTTCTTTATTTACATTCCAAGACCCGACATTATCAAAAGATATTAATTTAACCGGTTTAACAACTTTAAATGAGTATGGAACGTATTCTATTACAGGAACATCTGTAGGTACTGCTGTACTAGGAACTAATGTTGTTGAAACGTATAGTTATCTTAATTTTGCTAACCCAGACGGTACCGGAAATACAACACCAACAACAACACCGGGTTCACCATTTTATCACTTAACTGGTTATAGTGACGATGCTCAATATGCAAAATTCTCAATGGATTTGGAGTATTTCCAAGTAATACAATCTGTTGATATGGCAACGTTCTTATCATTATGTTCTACTTCTACAGATTCATTACCTGAAAGATTTCTATTAAATACTAACGATGTCTTTATAATTGATGGGACATCCCCTTATAATCCAACACTGACTAACTATAAACCATCAAGTTGTTTTACAAATTTTGATAATCAACAAGTTGTTATATGTGTTAGAGGTGTCGACCCTAACTCAACATCAACAAAAATCAAGTACGATTTAAGTTTAATTTATGGGTATTCATCGTTTGGTAATACATCAACAATTGTTGAAGATACATTCAAATTAAACATACCGATACAAGGTGATTTGAAATGTGTAGACCACGCTCAAGTTACAAATAGCAATCAGACAGATAGTCATGCTGGAGGAAATATTTTCTTTGATTCATATCATTTCCAACCGGGAACGGAGTTTAGTTCGTTTACGACAAATATGATATCTTATTATTCTAATGTTGATTATAATTCTCCTTTGGTTGGGTTAGCATCAAACAGCGTGGTTGTAAATGGTGCGTATGGGGATTTAAGAATAAGTTCAAATAACTATTATAGTTGGGATTTCTCAAAGACTGGTGATGATTTAATAGGTGATTACAATACAGTAACTTTAAATAGTAAAGGTTATTATTCTAACGAACCGGTTGAAGGTGGTTCATTTGTTGCTATGAATATATCACAAAGAGCTGGAGGTTCTCCGGCACCAAACAATTCTTTTGATATAAATGGGGTTACTACAGATTATTATGGTACTAAATATGGTTCTACCATAACAACAAATATGGTGTTAGGGTCATCAGGAAGACAAATTGTTATGAGAACTGACAGACTTCCAACATCAACATCGGTTCAAGATATTGTTATTAATAACTCAAATGGAAGTTATTTGAGAACGGATAGTTTTGCATTATTCACTAATAATAATCTTAATGTCTT